TAGGTCGCTAGGCTTAGGGCCTTCAAGTGTGGTAGGTGCAGGCTTACCAGTGTCCTGCGGTTTTGGTTCAGTCGGTTTGTCTTTTTCTGCGAGCTTACGTTCTGCCTCTTCAGCGCGGCGTTCAGCCTCACGTCGTGCAGCAGTTAGCTCGTTGATACGTTCTTGAAGTCGATTTGCCTTCTTGGGCTGGTTAGCCGCTGGCTCTTCTTCTTCATCCGTTTCATCAGGGTTTTCGTCAGACTCTTCCGAGTCATCAGTTGCGCCATCGTCGGCGGAATGAGTATCCGTTTCTTCGGGTGCGTCGTCTTTTACTTCGTCTTCTGGTTCGTCTTCCGACTTGGCGGTGTCGCTAGGCTTCTGGCTCTCGCCAAAGAGTTCAGTAGCAAAGTCGTCCAAAGAAGTGTCAGTATCGGTTACGTCGAGGTTAGTGTTTTCAGTACTCATTTGTCAGGTTTACGGTCCTTTAACCGTTTGTGCACTCACTTGTTGCGACTTAGTTCCCACCAGCGGAGGCACTAGATTTGCCTGCGGGAGTCGATTGCTTTCGGCCTTCAAGCTGCAATTCAGCAGTGTAAGCCTTGAGTTCTTGCTGGTCCAACTTCTCAGAAGCGTCCAGAATCATTTTGATACCTTCTTGGTTAAGCTTGGTATCGTCAACCATGTTATCGCTGAGGGCACGAATACGCTGGGTTTCAGCGTTGTACATAGCGATACGATGTTCTTCACTCTTGTCGGCAAGCTCTTTCTTAAGCTCAGCCATTTCAGCCATACCCTCTTGGATAGCGACTTCCATCTGCTGAAGCTGTTCTGCCGTAATACCGAGACCACCTTCTTCGTCTTCACCCAGCAGGTGCGGAGGAATAGTCTTCTTAAGGCGTTCAGCGAGCTTGTCAGCCCCGGGCCAATCCTGAGCCTTGGCAACAAGGTCACCAGCAATACCCATAAGATCAGGCCAGACCTGAATGGCTTCCATCATAGCCTGAGCAGCCTCAACGCGACGAGTCGTGTATGAAGAGCCAGTAGAAAGAGCAACGTCAAACATGCCAACAGACATGTCGATAGCGTTGGGGTCCATCGGATCGTTGACTTTAACAAACTTGACTTCTTGGTCTTCTCCGATAGTGCGGAGAATACGGGTGCTGTCGTAAGTTTGCGGGATAAACTGGTTGATAACGTCACCAGCCTCGACAAGAGCAGCGTTAGCGTTGTCGTGGAAGGTCAGGTTAGCAATATCACCTTCACGCTGGCGGGCCATAATAGCCTTACCAGAGACTTCGTTAGAGCGAATACCCAACGAAGCGTCGTGAATACCGGTGACATCTTTCATGTCTTGGGCATTGATCTGTGATTCGTTAAGAAGAGCGGCTTCAATCCCCGGAGGATCAACACGCTGGACGTTCTGGCCGAATACAGCCTCATCATTAAAGATAAGAAGCGGGTCACGACTAAGATGCGCTTTACGAATAGTGTCTTCACGGCCCTGCACAGCGCCTTCAGTCGCCATCCACTTAGCTTTAGGTGCGTAACCAAGCTGCTCAGCAGCAACTGAACGCCAGAAATTCTTAAGGCGGGCTGCATCCTTCATAAAGCGGACCATACCGTAGCGAACACGACGGCCACCGATGTTGACAACGCGGCCAGACATACGAATAATAGGCAACCGGTTAAGTTGGTACTCGTAAGGACCGCTCAGGATGGCAAATCCAGTGCAAAGGTGCATCTGAGCGTAAGTCACCCACGTAATACGGGTCTTAACAGGAGCGCCATACTCAGCCATGAGGTAGTCAGTGTTGGTGTCGTCGATAATAAACGACTTACCGCTGCTGAACAAAGCCATCATACGCTGGCGTTCAATCAATCTCCAGTACTCTGTAACCTGATAGCACTCATCATCTGCCCAACCGTCGATAGACAGGTCTTCCATAAAGTTGTTGTCATCAAGACTAGTAGCAGGGATGTCACCGAACTTGCGACGATACTCCTTCTTAGGGATTTTATCGCTCACATAGATACGCTTGGCGTCCCGAGCAGTCGGGTCAACAGAGAAACGGTCGTAAACAACGCTTAGGGCGTCTTCGATGGGGCGGATAAAGATGTCTTGGTCAAACACGTCGTTGCGGGCATACTCAACAGCAACCCGAAACGCACCGTCACCGCACTGGATAAGGCTTTCAAAGGCCGAATCGTACACACGATCTGCTTGACTTTGGACTTCAATAGAGCGAATAAGGTCGCCTCGAACCGAGGCAATTTCGACATCCTCGTCATTCGACGGAACGACCTTAATACTTTTACGACTTTCCCGCCAGTCACCTACGATCTGGGCAGTAAACTGCGGGATGTTGTTAATCACAAGACATGGGAGGCCGCGACGCTGCTCAAGGACAACTGGGTCCCATTGCTCGCCAGCAGCAAACTTCTTATCGTCTATCGCTTGTTCCCGGTTTACACGGTCAAATTCAAGGTCGGCCTTGTATTCTTCTCGCATGTCGCTAAGAAAATGTTCGACCGAGTCAAAACCTTCAGGGACGTACTTAGGATCAGGCAGGCCTTCTGTAGCGATAACGTCTACTAGGGAGCCGTCTTCTTTCTCTTCAGGTTTTACCTGATCGTTGTAGTCTTTCACGTTTGTTTATCCAATCATCCAACTGGTTTGAGTAGCACCGCCATAGAGTTGAGCTATAACGGCAGTACCATCGTCCCAAGAATTGTCTGTAGTTGTTTGGCTTCCACGAGTAACGTTGTTAACTCTACGACGTCCAGCAATCTTTTCGAACAGTTCGGTCATACCCCAAACAAGTGCATCAACACGATCAGGCGAGCCGGTAGAACTGTTACGGACATTGTCAATAGAGAACTCACACATCTGGTCCTCGAGTTTATCAAAGCGACCAACATGGTGTACTCGTCCTTGTTCGTAAAGAGTCGAGATAGGTTCTGCCCGTACGACTTTACCACGGCTGGCGTGTACAAGCTTTACAGGGACTGTACGATCTTGAGCCTTGATAACAGAAGAGACCATCTCACCGCCTTGATTCTTTTCAGCGATGATCTTGTCGGCACTCCATTTGCGATACATCTTGACCGCTACTTTGGCCCAGTCTTCGGGAGTACCTTTCAGGCTAGCATCCTCTAGAACGTAACCACGGGCGTAACCGTCTTCGTCTCTAGCAAGACCCACGACGACAATGCCGTGTTCATCGCTTCCTTCATTAGATGAGGTGGCAGGGTCCACTGCAACAAACACTCGTTCAAGGTCATCGGGTGCAACTTTAACTCGGGTGAGGTCAATGTTTTCTCTGCTCCAAAGGGCCCCGGGGATGTCTCCAAGGATTTCCCCGTCAAGCTCCTGACGACCAAGCCTACTGTTACCGTACGTCTCGTAAAGCGCCTTGACGGTAGACCGTGCTAGGTTGTCTTCGTTGTCGAGAGTAGAGCCACGAGTAATCGCATTTGCTGGGTCAGCCACCAGTCGCTTGATGAGAGGCAAGGGGCGGGGGGTAGTGGTAACAAGAACCTGAGGGTGTTCACCAAGACGAAGACCAAACTGTAGCTGGTCCCATGCGTCTTGCATGTATTCAAACTTCGCAAGCTCGTCAACCCAAGCAAAATGGTGCTGAGGACCGCGAAGCTGGTCAGGCGTAGTACCGTTGTAGGTGTAAGCCTTCGAGCCATTTGGCCACGTAAGGCAGCGATTAGTAGGAGACCAAGAATCGTCCGACAACGTCGGGTCACAATTCAAGAGCCCGCTGTCTCCTTTGATCATGACGTCGCGCGCATCAGCCGCAGTTTCAGCAACAAGCGCTATGCGACACCCGGGATATTTGTGAGCTAGTTCTCGTACCCACTCGGAACCAAGACGAGTTTTTCCAAAGCCGCGTCCTGCAAGGACGACCCAAACATTCCAATCACCTTCAGGTGCTTTTTGGTTTGGGCGGGCCCAGAAACCCCAATCCCACCTAAGTGCTGCTATCTCCTCTTGGGTCAGGGAACTCAACCACGCTTCCCTTTCCTGCTCTGGAAGCGAGGCTAGCAAGCTTGCTGGTGAAATCTGCGACATTCTGTCTTACCTGTTCTTCCTTAACGTGGATAGCTTCACCATCTGGTCCACTAATTTCTTGACGATCCCGATACAAGCCAAGGTGGCGACCAAGTAGTTCAAGAGTGCGAACAGCGACAGTAGGGTTTACGTCTTCATTCTTTTCTGTTAGAGCAACCAGTTTGTTGAGAACGTACTCAGCCGTTAGCTCAGCTTTTTCCCGGCGCTCTGCTTTGCGCTCTTCGATAGCGCGGATAACAAGAGGATGATTAAGAAGCTGTGTACCCATTTTGTTAGGGTTACCAGTTTTGTAACCAGCACGACGACACGCTTGAGAGGCGTTCAAGTCGATCATGTATTCTTGGACAAAAGCCTCCATCTTAGGAGTAAGCTTAGAGCCTTTTCCCTTTTCAGGGACTGTTCGATCTTTATTTAACATACTCATATTTTTAAAAGCCTCTATCTCTATACTACTATTATAACATAAAACAAGGGTAATGTCAAGAACTTTCTTCTTTTTGGTTATATTTTTTTTTTGTTAATTAGCTATTGACAAAACAAGAAAAGTATGTTAAAATATATATTCTCTAAGAGAGTATTATAAGAGAGGTTACTAAAAAGAATATAACAAAGAGAAATAAACTAAAAAGAGTTTATCTCTAAGGAGGTATCATAGGAGAATATTAGCGGAGATTCTCTACTGGGCGGGGGGCCGACGGTAGGAGGCCCTTCTCTTTGTCAACCATTATGCCTTATATTGGATTCTAAAGGGGGTAGGATTGCATGAAAGGCCTTTTAGGGTACTCGGGTAGCGGACAGCATCTAGAATCAATCCTAGGGCCTTTAAAACAGCTCCTACGTAAAATGGGTTTTTGGAGTTTTTATAAAATCCGAGAGGGGGCCTAAACACGCACACACAAGCCGCTCTCACGAAGCCCCCCACCCTCGCAACAAAATTACGTCAAAGCCCTCTCCCACGCAAGAAATGGAAAGGATGGGCGCTCCCTCACGCAACAATAGCATAGAATAGAACAGAGCAGGAACACGCAACTATATTACAACCAGAGTATAGGAAAGTTTCAATGGAGAGCAACTAACGGGAAGCCTTCACTCCGTTCGTCGTATTCCATGCACGGTTCACCGCAAGGGGAGAGACAAGCCAGCCTTGCCTAGCCTAGTGGTTCCTTTCCCGCACGTGTACGCCCAGCGGGGGGCGCGGCTTGTGCCTGTTCTGGCAATGCCGGTTTCGAAACTGTCCCACGTGGGACAACACAATGAGGATAAGCAAATGTCGAAAGCACAAATTAAGGCAGTGGAAGCGGAACCCGTGGAAGCGGAACCCGTTGACGTAGTGGAAGGCGCAAGCGTTGCTCTTTCGCGTGAATTTCAGGCAAGGCAGGCAATTCGAGTAAGTCTCGAAAACGGGCTTGAAGCAATTCGGGTTGCTACGCTTGACGCAAGCGACGCGATTGGGGCGGTTGAGACGATTGCTAACGCTCCATTGATTGAAGCGGCCAAGGCAATCGCCACTGGCAAAATCCAGCAAGACGAATTCTCGGCCATGCTTTGCAATTCGTTTGGCGCGAAAATGACGAAAGACGGGAAAGCAGGAAAGACACCGGAAGGCTATGGTCTGACAATCCGCAAGCGCGCTGTTTGCTTGTCGCAAGCAATCGGCATTAAAGAGGGTGAGATCAAGCCCGACGCTTTCCCAAAATGGGCGCAAGACAAGGATAGCGAGACTATCGGAGATATTATCGAATCCGTTCTGTCTGGCGATATGGGCGCATTTGTTGGTTACAATGAATTGACCAAGAAAGCCAAGACGGAGCAACCCCCCCTTGCCTTCAACCCGGAGAAGCTCACCAAGCTTGCAACCGACATAGCCGACGCTGTTGCCAAGGAAAAGATCGGCCAAAGCCCCGCGCTTATGGCCGCCTATGAGGCTCTTGGGCTGGCAATCCTTGGCCTTAAGGCCTAAGCGACTTCTAAGGGGATAGGGAGCCTCGCGCTCCCTGTCCCTTTATTTGTCCCTTATGGACATTGGCTGTATCGCCTAGCAAAACTGTCCCACGTGGGACAAAATTGGAGAACGGAAATGACTGAATTGCTTTCTCTTAGCGCCGCGCTGTCACAGTGCCCTATCAATGAGACAGTGCCTGATGCGTTTCACAAGATTTTCCTAGATCAGTGGAGCGATGAAAAAAATGACAGCGAATGTATCGCTGTGCGCTATATTAAGAGAGGCGAGGAATTACCTAATATTATTACGTTTGACGGCAGAGATTATAAAATCGGGCAGTGCTCTGGCCTGTCTTATCGGTGGGTTACCTATGACCTTATGGAAAATGTCGTATGACAATCCACACAACAAGAGACAGCCTAACAGGCGTCAATCGCTCACGCCTTCGCGGCACATTGCAACTTGCGCTTGGGGTCAAATCCAATGCGTCTATCTTTGAGAGTAAGGGCGACCCGTGGGAAACTACACCCTCACAACAGAGGCAAGACAAAGTAAAGCAAGCCAAGCTTGAACAACACTTGCGTGAGGCTAGCTTAAAAGAGACTCGGTTTATCGGGTATCTCAAAGACAAACTAGCAGACGATGGGTTGCCTTCGCCTGTTCCCGTTGACAAGCAACAGTTAGCGCGAGAAAAGCGTAAAGAGCGTGCGCCTATGTCTTGTCGCTCGCCTAGTCGTAACGCTTTGACTGTTGCGCTTGCTAAAGCTAATCGTCTTGCACAGTTAGACAAGCAATTGCGAGAGAATCAGGCTGTCAACGCGACCCTCTCCAAAGATCACAAGAATTACATGCACTTTACCAAGATTACCGGCCCTATCAAGCCGGAGACTGTTGCCGAGATATGGGCGGCAGGACAAGCTCGGTGTATCGGCTTGTTGACCTATATCATCCTGTCCCACGTGGGACAAAATAAAGGAGAGTAAGCATGGATGATGAAGAAATGGTGCATGAGGCACGGGAAGCTTGGCGCAAGCGCCTTGCTGACGACATCATGGATGACGAGCTTCTGCCTGATAATGAAATCGGAGCCTCGTTCTTTCACGACTGGGGGTATTGACAACTATGTCGTGGATTGAAGCCTATCTATGGATTTGTGCAATGGTCGTCACAATGTGGGGCCTTGTGGAAATCTCCGTGGATTACATCAACCGTAAGTAATAGGGAGTCTAATTACCATGAACAACGTATCTCTCAAGGATCAGCTTCAGGATATGAATGCTGCAAAGTATCCGTTTGTCCGCCATGATGATAATGGTGTCCGTGCCAATCCTCTTGCTGTGTTCAACCATAACGAGACGGGCGAAGAAATGGTATTGGCTGCTTTTGTTGATCTGCACAAACGTCACCGTATCAATCGTTTCGATGGTCGTGATGTCGCCCGTGCCTACAACGTGGACACGGAAGCCACCATCCGTTGTGTTACTGCGGAGTATTTCAACAACAATTTCTGGGAAGGGAAGAACTGATGAACGGCGGATATGGACAGGAAGCGCGTATCCTTTGCAAGGTGATGCAAGCGCATCGTGCAAACCCTCTTCGTCGCACGTCGAGTGATGACGTTTGGCCTCTTCGTAGGTCAGATGGAACGAAGCTTAATGAGAAAAGGAGAATGACATGACCGAACAAGAGCAGGTGCGGGTGACGCAGGGGTGGGAAACATTTTGCGACGGATCATATTTCGACATGTGGTGCGTCCGTCGCATTGGCGACCGCACGTTCGGGCAGGGCTTCTACGTTATGTCGCAAGGGGAAGCCGAGGCGCTGCGCAACCTGCTTGACACCCGCCACACAGCCACAGCCGAGGCGCTGGAAGCAATGCGGGAGGCGCGGGAGGCTTTAGGTGGTGCGGAAGTGGCTCTAAAGAATTGCGTCCCTGTTTTCCCAGAAGTCGAACGCAAGACAGTCACCGCCCTCACCCGCCTCACCGCCGCCATCGCCAAGATTGAGGGACAACAGCCATGACCACTACGTTCGCAATGCGTCTTCGCTATCACATGTTCGGATGGACTGTTCAAAGCCTTGCTGTTGAGTCTGGCTATTCGGAGAAATACATCACCCAATTGCGGAATGGACACAAAACCAATCCGACAATCGAATGCGTCAAGTGTCTTGCAACGGTGCTTGGCGTACCACCTGCACTACTAGCTTTTGGAGAAACGACATGAAGTATTCGCTTTCAATTCCGACTAAAGAGCTTGTCTGTAAGATTTACGGATACAAGTCCGGCAATTTCATCTACTGGGAAAGCAAGTGCGGGGTTTGGTATTTCATGGACCTCGATGATGGTAGGCCTTCTCAAGCCTCTAGCGGTAACAACTATAGCGACATCAACAGGTTTACCCCAATCTACGAGCCGTTCAGTATCAACATCGGTTCGTAATATTCTGGAGCAGTTAACGTGTTCACACAACGTAAGCCTCAAAAATCACATAAGGATATTGCACATGGAGAAGCTGTTACCCGTGAGTTGGGAAATCTTGACTTTGATTCCTGCCCTCATTGCGTTGAGTGTGGGGAGTTTTATTCTCCTCGTCGTCTTGCTCTTGGTTATCGTACCTGCCTTGATTGTGGAAGTCCTGCGAAAACTTATGCAGTGGTTCCAGTACCGAAAAGCAACTACGTAATAGCAACCAACGTGGCGCAACTCGCGTCGCCTTACTCTCACAAAGGGAATAGATAGAAGGAGTAATGTTTTGAACACCGTACTTGTATACGGGACTCTTCGCCCGTTTAAAAACGAAGAAATTGTCCACGTCCCGGGTTATCTTTATGACCTTGGGTGGTATCCGGGTATCGCTCTTGCTCGCCCGTCTAAGACTGACTCTGTTGTAGTTTGCGAGCGTATCCACGTTGACAATGAAAAGCTTGAACAGCTTGACCGTTACGAAGGCTACGACGCTGATTACAAGAACGAGTCTCTGTATTTGCGTGAGCGTATTGCAGACGAAGGATCGCCTAACGGCTGGTCGTGGATTTACACGTACAACAAGTCTTTCCGTAGTCGTCCTGTAGTCGAGTCCGGCGACTGGGAGCAACATACAAAGCAAAAAGAGGTGGTCTAATGCTTTTCCCTAAGTATCTTTCCGTCCAGACCCACGGTGGTCGCTGTTGCGGTATCAAAACCATTTGGAATTTTCCTCATGGCCCTAATACCTTTCTTGAAGAAAAAAGAAAAACTAACGTCTCTGGAGATACAGACTATTATGGTAGCAGTGTTAGCAGGACGTTTAATTTCTACACAGAAAAGCGGCCAAGAGAGACTGCTGGTGAGCGCCTGAAAGCCATTCTTTATTTTCTTGCAGAGTACCGGCCCGCTGGTCTTGTAGAAATTACTTTGACTGGTGATCAATTGTACCGCTGGATAGATTTTCTTGAAGGCTTGGGCTTCAAAGAAGTAACCGTCTTTAACAATTCTAACACTTGGACTATGGTACACGTTCTTCATCTTGTGTACGGTAATCAAGACGGAGAAGATGGTTGCGAGGATGAAGACGAGTACTATGAAGAGGAGTATGTATGATGGAGTTCCTACGTTTTGGTTCTAGTATTCCCGGCTCTTACTGGGGCTGCTGTGCCGTTTGTATCATCCAGAATTTTAACTTTGACCCTGACGCACCTGCAAGCATAGAGCTTGTCAGTGGTGACGGCGGCCATCCTATTATCAAAAACAAAGAAGCCGCTTTTCTTGGTAAGACATACAAGGAAATCTTTCTCCAACGGTTGCGTATGGGTACGTTCGGTGCAGGCGATATGCCGAACCACGCATTTCTTGCTGTTCTTACTCAAGACCAACTCGGCACTCAGCGGGGTTTGCAGTGGCTTAAGTTGTTGAAAGAGAACGGCTTTGAGTTTATTCGTACTGTAGGTAACTCTGTCTACAGCGGAGATTCTTTGCATGACGGCACGACTCCAGAATATACTCCAGAAGATTGTGATGAAGACTGGGACGAATATGACGACGGGTATTACGAAGGTGAGAATAGCCATCCTAATTACTTGTTCGGTTTGTTCCGTAACATCGGCGCTAGTCCAATAACTGACCCGTTTATGCCGCCGCAACAGTGGCTTGATCTTGATGGAGGGGTTGATGAAGTCATTCACCACTTGCCTATCGAGGCCCGAGACCATCTTACCTCGTCACGTAACGACGTTCATCTGTCCCAGTGGGACAAAATAGGCCCTGCCCAGTTCTTTAATCGTCAGGAGCTTATTGACGCTGGTGTCCCTGTTACTCTTGCAGGCCTTCGCTCTCCGAATCCTCAAGAGCTTGAAGAGTTTCGTAAACTGCGTCAAGAGCAAGCCGCTCCTGCCCAGAAAGCCGCATCGGCCCCTTGGTAATAGGAAGGATTGATACGTGTGTACAAAGAACCTACTGTCTTGGAGTATCTCGCAGAGCTTAGGCTTTGGGGCTACAAAGAAGAATCTTTTTCAAAACTCTACTTAGTAGCAGCCCATGTCACAGACCTTGAAAAAATTAATGAGCTTTTTGAAGAATGGAAAAAAGATGACCCCAACTACGAATGGATGTGTTATGGCTCCTACACCAGAATATTCAACTAAGGAAAAAACTGTTCGATTGATAGAAAAACAACCCTCTAACTTCCCTGAGCTTTGGTGTGCTGTCCATATTGTAGGCAACGAGAAGTCTCTGTTCCCCGGTTTGCTGTCTCGTGCCAAATGCTGGCAAGCTAAAGACTTGTACAGTGCCGACTTCGTGTTGTTTACTGGCGGCATGGCAGACGTGTCACCTGAGCTTTACGGTGAGAAGAGACACCCTACTACTATGTCTGACATCGAAGAAGACATTCGAGACATACTTGTCTTCCAAGAGGCTGCTGCTATCGGTATTCCTATGGTTGGCGTGTGTCGTGGTGCACAGTTTGGTCACGTCATGAATGGTGGTAAGCTTTATCAACATGTAGACGGACACAATACTGCACACGAAATTTTTGTCCGTGGTGCTAATGCCTATATTGCTGAAGTATCTAGTGTCCATCACCAGATGTGTGTTCCTAACATGGAAGGCGGGATGAGAGTTATCGCAGAGGCCTACGAAGCTACAGGCAAGTGGCTTAACGACAGAGACTATGAGAGCGCTTTCACAGATTTCGACGTAGAGGCTTTCTGGTATCCTGAAACAGCTTTCCTAGGTGTTCAAGGCCACCCTGAATACAGCGGATACGAAGAATATTCGAAGTTCTTTATTCAACTTATAGAGGAGTATATCACTACGAACCCACAACTAGAAATGTATAACGGCCTTAATCGTGTTCCTAAGAGTACGATTGACAACCGTTCATGGAAACAGCCTAACACTGTAGCTCAATTTATTGTGGAGCATGGATAATATGTGTGGACTTGTAGGTATCGCAGGTAATCTTCAATACACTGATGAAATAATGATGAAGCGCCTGTTTGTTTTTGATTATTTTCGAGGCACAGACTCAACGGGTCTTGCTGCAATTAACCCTAAAGGGGAGCATGATATTGTAAAACGTGCTTGTAATCCTCTCGACTTGTTCGACAGCAAGCAGTTTGACAAGGCTCTTGACGCTCGTAAGTCGTGGGCTTTCTTGGGTCACAACCGAGCAGCCACCCTTGGCGCTGTCAACAACGAGAACGCTCACCCGTTCCAGTACGGGGATATTATCGGTGCCCATAACGGCACTATTGATAAGGATTCTTGGCGTCGTCTCGAAGCAGCAGCGGGCATTGAAACGTCTGTAGACAGTGCTGCAATCTTTGCCTCTATTAACGCTATCGGTATCGACGATACTATAGAGCTTATCGAGCACGGAAAGATTTCCACTACTGGTGCTTGGGCTCTTGTGTGGTACGACAACAAAGATCAGACTCTTCGATTCCTTAAGAATGAACACCGTCCCTTGTATCTTTGTGTTCACGCCAAGGGTGACCGAATTGCTTGGGCTAGTGAGTGGATTATGTTGCGTGCTGCCGAGGAAATGACAGCGGGCTGGGAGACTGAATCCAATAAGAAAGGCTACAGTTACTTCCCTCTTGAAGACGACTGGCTGTACGAATTCCCTATTAACGATCTTATGGCAGACTTCACGTTGGAAGATATGCTCAAAGCAAAGACTCGTCAAATCAAAGGAAGGGAGCCCGCCCCGGTGTCAAGTATGACGATGGGCAAACCCCCTTTTCAACAGGCTGGAAAAATGGGGTCTATTACGGACCTCAGGGGTATCTCGACGGGGACGAATATTGCGACGAGCGGTGGAATTGGGACTAAAACCCCGCGTGTAGTTGATATTGCAACTATCGAAGGAGACCCGTTTGCAGGGGTTATTTCTTACCGAGACTTTGAGCAAATGTCTGACTCAGGTGTTTGTTCGTGGTGCGCAAGTGACGTTAACATTTTTGATGAGGGTCTTACGATTTATGCAGACGAAGATGTAGTGCTTTGTAAAAACTGTACTCACAGGCACTCGTCTGACAATAAGATTTATGTTAATTCTTCCCGTATGGATATGTACGCTTAATATAGAAAGGAAATACTATGCCTGCTCTTATTGCTATGGAAGGCCTGAGTTTCGGTGCCGATCCTGAGTTGTTTGTTATTAACGGTGAAGGTGATTTCGTCTCTGCGGAAGGTCTTATTCCGGGGACTAAAGAGAAGCCTTACAAAGTTGACTGCGGTGCTGTCCAAGTTGACGGTATGGCCGCAGAGTTTAACATCGACCCTGTAACTAATTACTCTGACTTCAAGAACAACGTTAAGACTGTTCAAAGTCAGTTGGCTAATATGCTGCCTAAGGACCACAAACTTGTCTGTGTCCCTACCGCAACTTTCAAGCCTGAGATTTGGAACAACACTCCCGACCATGCTAAGATGCTTGGGTGTTCGCCCGACTACAACGCTTGGAAAGGCCGCCCTAATCCTGCTCCCAAGGACACGCTTTTCACTCGTCACGCTGGTGGGCACCTTCACTTCGGTTGGACTGAAGGCGCTAAGATCAACGACGTTGAATACGTTCAAGCGTGTATCGACCTTGTGAAGCAGCTTGACTGGTATCTTGGTGCTTGGTCTTTGACTAAGGACTCCGACAACCTGCGACGGCAGATGTACGGCAAGGCAGGCTCTCTCCGTTTTAAGCCGTATGGCGTCGAGTATCGTACCCTGTCTAACTTCTGGCTCAAGTCAGATACTTTGATGCTGCAAACTTGGAACCGTATGCAACGAGCTATTTGGGACATGCAAGAGCACGAAATGCCTGTTAAGTATGCTAATTTCTGTGACCGTGTTGTCGAAGCTATCAACACTTCCAAGATGGACACTGCGTTGTTCTCTTCGTTCAACTATCCGCTGAAGCAAATCTAACAAAGGATTGGTTATGCCACAGTTCATTAACTTCTACGAAAACCTTGCCGAAGCTAAGATTCGTCTTGAGCAAACGTATGTCATGTACGACGGCAAGCCTTATTTTGCTGTTGTCCTTGGAGACCACTCAGACGGGAAGATCAGGATTTATCTTGACGACTATGAAGGTGGTGCATTTATTCGTAACAGAGACGGAAGCTTTCCGTATTACGCTAACTACGATCCTACCGACTACCCTCAAGTAGTTGACGAATGGTATAAGAACAACCCTAAGACTGGTCTTATTCGTAAGGAGATTGGCAGTCCGCTGTTCAACAAGTTTCGTCCGTTCCCTCTTGGTAACATGAATTACGGCGGATCGGTTATCTATACCGAACGAACACCTACCCGCAATACTAACCAAGGCCTGCGAGAGCGTTCTGTTTACGCTCTTAACGTCCTTCCTGTACCTAACCCTACGTCATCAAACTCCGGTTCTAAGCGCTCTGGTTCACACAGTTACAACAACGAAACGTCTATTGACATCGCGTGTTCGGAGTTCTACGACACCATGTGTGGCCGGTACCCGTCTATCACAGAAGTACTTGAAGCGTTCAGAGACCCGTCAGTGATCAACACTGGCGTGGCATTTCATCGAGAGTTCTCCGTATTCCGAGGCCCTCTTGATATGCTTATCCTTTGTTACCGAGACGAAGGCATAGGCCTTCTTACTAACGGAGACCTTTCCTCCGTTACTATCGGTAAAAACTATGCGTATCTTAAGGAAGTGATCCAAGAGTTGGGTTGTTTCCAGCAAGTAATTTGTAAGTAAAGCACTGAAAGGAAATCTTTATGTCAAACAACTGGCTTCTACGTAACACCTCGTCAGACGACGACAACTCTACTCTTAAGATTTCTACTCTTCTCGGGCGTCGTAGTCCTACTCTGGGAGACGTCGGACTAGAGATTGAAGTAGAAGGGAATTGCTTCCCTAAAGAAGAAGAGTTCTACGACGAGGAAGACAACTGCGCGATGGTTCGTGACCCGTGCATCCCTAAAGAGTGGATGTACGTTCATGACGGCTCTCTTCGCGGCGAAGACAACGCAGAGTATGTACTTGAAGAGCCTATCCCGTTTTCCGAGGTTCCTAACGCCTTGAGTAATCTTTGGGGTATGTTTGCTCACTTCGGTTCTAAGCTTGACGAAAGTAATCGTACCTCTGTTCACGTACACCTTAACGCTACTAACTTCCACCTGAACCGAGTGTGCGCTTTTGTTGCTTTGTATGTTTCTGTCGAAGAGGTTCTTACGGCGTGGTGCGGCGACCATCGAGTCGGTAACTTGTTTTGTCTTCGTGCTAAGGACGCGCCCGCTATCATCAGCAAGGCCCGCTCGTTTGTTTGCACCGGTAATACTGCCTTTCTTGACGACGGTTTACACTACTCTGGCTTGAACCTTCAGTCTCTTTGCAAGCACGGCTCTATCGAAATCCGCTCTATGCGGGGCGTACAAGACCCTGAGATCATCCAGACGTGGGTAGAAATTCTCCAACGAATTTATGAACTTAGCGGCGATCACTTCGACCCTCGCTCTATTTGTGAGATGTTCTCGGGCGGCGGTTCGGAGCCTTTCCTTCATTATGTCCTTGGTAAGCACACCAAGCGTGTCCTTTATGAATGTGGGCTGACTGAAAATGAGGCTTATCAGTCTGTGCGTCAAGGTATCCGTCTTGCCCAGCGCCTTTGTTACGCTAAGGATTGGGGTAACTTCCGACCTGTAGATCGTGAGCCCGACCCGTTTGGTCGTAAGAATAAGCACGCTACAGCGGCGCAGATTTATCAGCAAGCGACCGGAGCGACCCCTGAGCAACTTGCTGCTTGGTCCGCGCTAGTTACCCAAGCTGCTACAACTTCGACTAATGAACTGAGTTTGCTGTATCAGTCGATTGACGTGGAGGTTATTAATAAATCCTTTCAAGGAACATCTACTTTGTAATAAGGAGATAATATGTCTAGATACAGAGTGCTGCCCTACAAAGCAGCAAGCAACAGTGCCCGACTACTGGCAGAAGCCTTAGGAGGTAAGCGTATACGGCTGGAAAACAGCCTCTACGTGCCTCGTTCAGGAGATGTGGTGGTCAACTGGGGTAACAGCCGCCTTGCGTCCCTGTGTACCTTAAACGGCGATACAGAGGCTATTGAGACAGCAACCAACAAGCTTTACTTCTTCCAGCACAATGAAGACGCTGAATGGTTGCCTAGATTTTGGACTGAACCTGAGGAGATTAATGATGATGACTTTCCTGTGGTGGCTCGAACGGTGCTTAACGGTCACAGTGGTGTGGGTGCTGTTGTGTGCGACAGTCGTGACGATCTTGTCACTGCTCCCCTCTACGTAAAATACATACCCAAGAAACAAGAGTACCGAGTGCATGTAGGATATCTTCCTGACACAACCGTGCACAGTATTGCAGTCCAACAAAAGAAACGGAGATTTGATTATGAAAACCCTGATTGGAAGATTCGCAACCACGCTAACGGATTCGTTTATGCCCGAGAGGGTGTCAATCCCCCTGCTGGAGTGCTTGGCGTCGCTACTGATTGCCTTGTGCGTAGTGGCCTTGACTTCGGTGCTGTTGATGTAATCTGGAACGAACATCAAGGCAAAGCCTACTGCCTAGAAATCAACACAGCCCCCGGACTTGAAGGTCAGACGGTGCTAGACTACGCAAATTATTTTACTGCATGGAGTCAGTGATATGATCGGCTGGACACCTGAACAAATTAATCAACGTAACGAACAATATCGGAGACAAGAAATGAGCAACATCAAGACAACTCAGTATAATCTCAGTGCGCTAGAAGGTGGTAGGTGGGATTTCAAAATGATGCACTTCAGCAAGGAACACCTAGAGAACATCGGTAAAAGTTGGGTTGACGGTAACATGTGTGATGACTACAAGGTCGTCGAAGTTCAGAGG